ACTATATAGAGCTTGTTGCGGATCGTGCTTTGGACGCTGCGGAGGCTGCTGCTAAGATTAGCTTCTCCAACGCTACAGCAGAGGCTGCGGCCCTAGCTAACGAACTTGAGAGGGCTGCTAAACAAGCTATTGCAGTTGGTGGTGGCAGGGGGATGAGCACTGGTGGTCCATCTGCAAACCCCGATCCTTACGGGTTCCGCGCTCAACTCGAAAAAGACAAGGCTGGGGGATCAAGTTTTAGCGGAGGTGGCGGTGGTGGCCGTTCTTCTCGTCTTAAAGAAGAGATTAACCTGACTGTAAAACTTACTGAAGTCGAAAAAGAGAGACAGAGTATTGTTGAAACCGTAAATGGAACTCTTGAAGACGGCTTTGTAGATATGGTCAAAGGCACTAAGACTGTAGGAGAAGCTTTCAGGAGTATGGCTGCGGCTATCATTGAAGAGCTATTCCGAGTTCTTGTTGTACAGAAGTTGGTTGGTGGTATCACTAGCGCCTTCACTGGTGGCGGTGGCTTCACTAATGCACAAGCCGGTAGACTGACTGGTGGTGGACGAGCCTCTGGTGGTTCCATGATGGCTGGTGGCTCTTACCTCGTTGGTGAGAACGGACCTGAGCTTGTTGTACCACGTCACTCTGGCACTGTGGTCAATGCTAACCAGACCTCTGGTGCTATGGCTGGCTCTGGTGGTATCACTGTCCAGAACAACATCACAGTGACAGGTAGCGATGCAGCTATGGTTCGTCAAGAGGTAGCCAAGATGATCCCTCAGATCACTAATGCAACAAAGGCCGCTGTGATTGATGCTAAACAACGTGGTGGTCAAATGGCCGCTGCATTCCGCTAATAAGGAAATATTATGGCGATATCCTATCCACTAAGTACCCCGACTAACATTGGGATTGCCAATATTGCCTTTTCTGCTGAGAATGCTGTAGCAATTAGTCAATCTCCGTTTACCTACCAACAACAAGTTGTAGCCCATCCCGGTCAACGGTGGAGTGCTTCTATCAGTTTGCCACCCATGAAAAGACAAGACGCTGAGTATTGGGTGGCATTCCTCTTGAGCCTTAAGGGACAGGTTGGAACTTTCCTTCTTGGTGATCCTAACTGTGTGGTCCCTCAAGGTGCCGCTGCTACAGCTCCCGGTACTCCTCTCGTTAATGGAGCTAACCAGATTGGTGACACCCTAAACATTGATGGTCTACCTTCTGCTCTAGCAAACTACTTCTTGCCGGGAGACTACATCCAGCTTGGGGCTACTTCAAGCGCCACCCTGCATAAGGTCTTGACTGCAACCACTTCAAGTGGGGGTGGGGCTGCTGCACTCGACATCTGGCCTAGTATTAGGACTGCTCCTGCTGACGACTCTGCGGTAGTTCTTGTGGGGGCTAAAGGCCGGTTCCGTCTAAAAGAGAACATGACCCAATGGCAGATCAATGATATTAGTTCCTACGGAATTACCTTTGACTGTGTGGAGGCAATATGAGTAGGTCCCTCAGTGTAGCCCTAGCCAATGCCCTTGACGATGAAGTTGTAAACCCTTTCTTTGCTGTTGACCTATACTTTCAAAGCGAAACTGTTTATCTCTGGACTGGTTATGGTGAACTGGTTATTGGTGCTAAGACCTATCTAGGTGTAGGCTCCTTGCTTAACATCTCTAGTGTAGAAGAGACCACAGAGATTGAGGCTAAAGGTGCTACTCTTACTCTTAGTGGTATCCCTTCATCTATCTTGTCGTTAGCTCTTGATGAGCCTTTCCAAGGAAGAGAGTGCAGGATTTACTTTGGTGTAACTGATAGTCCCTCTGACTACGTGGAAATCTTCTCTGGTGAACTAGACCAGATGAACATTGTAGAAGAGGCCAGCACTTGTGCAGTCTCTGTTACTGCTGAGAATGTTCTAATTAAATTGGAACGACCAACAGTAAGACGCTTTACAGACCAAGACCAGAAGTCAAGATACCCCGGTGATAGGGGCCTTGAGTATATCGCTTCCCTTCAGGATAAAGAAATCTTCTGGGGAAGAAAAGCAGCTTAAATAGGGTTTCCCGACATGCCCATCACTTACCAACAAGAACCCTTGGTCAAGGTAGTGCCAGACGTAATAGATTTGGCTTACCTAGACTGGGAAGAGATGTACCACGACAAAGATGCTTACCCCTTCGATCCAGATTGGGATTTGTATTATCTCCTAGAAGAGAGTGGCAATCTATTAGTATTTACAGCAAGAGACTCTGGTAAACTTATTGGTTACTTCTCTGTAATGATTGGTCCAAGCCTTCACTCAAAAGGTAAGGTTGTTGTGTCTAATGATATCATCTATCTCCACAAGGACTACAGAAAAGGTCTTATCGGAGTTAAGTTGTTTAAGTTTTGTGAGGCTTGCCTGCTACAAGATGGCTACAACCAACTACAAGTGATTACCTCTGAGAAGAACAATATCGACAGTCTCCTGAAAAGACTTGACTACAAGAAGATAGAGACGAAGTTCGAAAAAAAGTTAGGATGACATTATGGCTGTAGGTACTATCATTGCAGCAATCGGTACTGCATTCTCAGGCATTACTTTTGCGTCCCTTGCTGCTAACTTCCTTATTAGCACAGCTATGGGCCTTGCCCTTAATGCTCTTTCCCCTAAGACCTCGACCAGCGCTAACTCCATAGCTAACTCTGCTTCTTCAGCCTCTCGTGGTTATAGCATTGCAGGGGAAAGCGGTGCTGCTGTTGATCACCAGATCATCTATGGTCGTTCTAGGGTTGGTGGTGTTCGTCTCTATGATGCCTCTACAGGCGGCACTAATGATTTCCTACACAGGATTGTAGGCTTTGCTGGACACGAGATTGAGAGCTATGACGAAATCTATTTGAATGATGAGGTTGTAACTCTTGATCTTACAGGTAATGTAGTCTCTCCTGCTCGTTACAATGGCTTCGTAAGGATACGTCCTTTCTTTGGGACAGATGTTCAGGCCGCTGACCCCGATCTTGTCTATGAAACCTCTACTCTGGTTGACGGTAGATGGACCACAAACCACAGGCTCTTTGGCATTTCATATATCTATGCTCGGTTCAAGTATGATGCTGATGTGTTCCCGAATGGTATCCCCATTATCTCTGCAACCATCAAGGGTCGTAAGGTATATGACCCAAGGACTGCCACAACTGTTTGGAGTGATAACCCAGCACTGTGTATCCGAGATTATCTTACCTCTGGTTTTGGTCTTAGTCAGACAAGCACTCAGATTGATGACGCCTCTGTTACCACAGCAGCTAATATCTGTGAAGAGGTTGTTGACGGTGAAGACCGTTATACTTGCAACGGAAGCTTTGTGACAGGGTTTACTCCTAGTCAAGTAGTTTCTGACCTTCTTACTTCTATGGGTGGCCTCTTGTGGTATTCCCAAGGCCAGTGGAGAATGAAGGCTGCTAAGTATGTAACTCCCACAGTTACCCTTGATGAGGATGACCTTCGTTCAGGTGTCAACCTCTCTCCAAGACATTCCCGCAGGAACAACTTCAATACTGTAAAGGGTAAGTTCAAGGGACCAGAATCTACTTGGCAAGAAGCTGATTATCCTACAATCACCGATCCTGTGTTTGTATCAGCGGATAACAACCTTGTAAACATTCTGGACTTCCCGCTTCCTTATACAACCTCTTCCAAGAGAGCACAGCGGATCGCTAACATTGCTCTTCGTAGGAACCGTGAACAACTTACCTTCTCTGCATCTTTCGGGCTTAAAGCTCTTGGTGTTGAGGTAGGAGACTTTGTTTACATTAACAACACAAGGTTTGGTTGGACCAATAAACCCTTTGAGGTTTCCGCTTGGACCTTTGGTCTTACTGATACACTTGACCTTCAAGTACAGATGACCCTTCGTGAAATCAGTTCTGCTGTATTCACTGATGAGCCTGCTCAAATCTTTGAGAACAACAACACAACTCTGCCAAGCCCATTCTATACTGAACCTGTTGGTGTAGGTTTGACCAGTGATGTACGTATTATCAGTGAAAACATTACAGATGTTATCCTAGTGAATGTTACAGCATCTCGCCCAGAGAATATTGAGCGTGTTGAGGTTCAGTTCAAGAGGTCAGATGAACTAGCTTGGTCTATCGCTGGTGTTGGTGATCTTGGTATCTACGAGATTATTGCTGTTGATAGCAATGTCCTTTATGATGTCAGAGCTAGGTCTTACTCCTTCTTGGGTGTCAAGGGTGAGTGGACTTTCTACTTCAGCTTCCAACCTAGTGGTCTTCTTGCACCACCAGCTAACGTGACTAACTTCAGGGCTAACCTGAACGGTGGTACTATTAACCTTGAGTGGAATGCAGTCCCTGACCTAGACTTGTCACACTACAAGATCAGGCACTCTCTGGAAGAAGCTGGGGCATCCTTTGCTAACTCCACCACAGCCGTTGAGAAGGTCAGTAGACCGGCCACAACTGTAGCAGTACCCACAAGACCGGGGACCTACTCTATACGGGCCTACGACAAGCTAGGGAACGCCTCTGTGGCATCTTCCTTGATTGTTGTACCAGTTACTGCACTAGAGTCCTTCACTAACAACCTAACATCTACTCAAAGCCCCACTTTCTCAGGAACCAAGACTGGTTGTTCTGTTGTAGGAAGTGAACTTAGGATCACGACAACTACAAGCCCTCCGAGTAGCGCCGAGTACATCTTTACCTCGTACATTGATACAGGTGCTCAGAGGAGGGTCAGGGCTAGGGTTGACATCAACGTAAACCGTTATGATGCGAACACTGGCTTGTGGGATAGCATTCCCGGTCTATGGGATAGTATCCCCGGTCTGTGGGATGACTGGACAGGTGGTACTCAGTTTGCTGATACGGATGTTGTAACATATATCTCGTTCACAAACCAAGACCCTGCTGGTACACCTACTTGGTCTGACTATCAGCCCTTCAAAGCTGGTGACTTCTTTGGTCGTGCATTCAGGTTCAAAGTTGAACTCTTGTCTCAGACTACAGGTGTATCTCCCAGTATCTCTGGCTTGACCGCTAGGGTCCAATATAATTAAGGACTAGTTGAATGTCTCAACACGATTACGTCATTGACAACCAATCTGCACCAGCAGCACGAGCAGATATTAATGCTGTTCTTCAAGCTATTGCAACAACCAACTCAGGGGGCGCTTCCCCTGTAACCACTTACGCTAATCAAATCTGGTACGACACTGCAACAAACGAGATTAAGAAGCGTAATGAAGCTAACAGTGCTTGGATTGTTCTTGGTACTGTTGACGAAGCTGGTAGCACCTTTACCCCTAACTCTCTTCTTACTACAACTGGCATTGCTCCTGCAACTCTTGTTACTGCTGCGGAAACCATTGCTTCTAACAACAATGATACGACATTGCCTACAAGCGCTGCTGTAAAAAACTATGCTGATATTACCGCCAATAACTATGGGGCTTATTACTACAGTCTAGTTAATATCCCCGGTACTATCGCAGCAACGACTGTCGGTGCTGTTGGTAGTTATGGTTTCTGCTTCGATGCCGATCCTCTTTCTGGCGGCGCGTCTCGTACTCCGGGTGCATTGGTTGCAGGCTCTAACTTACGTTTTGCTACTGCTGCTGCCACTAATACAGGCCTTGCACAACCAGTGGGAACTTGGCGGCTTATGGGATGGAGCCAGTATGGGACATCTGTAACTCCACTAACAGCAAAAGTTTCTCTTTGGTTGAGGGCTGCATAATGAACTTTCGTAATCCTGTCTATGCAGATAACATTAGGATTAACTGTGAAATTGACCACCCCACTCTTGGTTGGATTCCTTTCACCGCTGACCCTAACGATACTGGTGCTGAGTTTGATGTAGCTGAACTTTATGCTCAAATGGCAGCAGACCCCAGCATTCAGCCCTATGTACCACCTGTACCAGTGCCACCCACGATGGAAGAGCAAGAAGCTGCTCGTAAGGTTGCCTACGTACAAGAAGCTGACCCCCTGTTCTTTATGTTCCAACGAGGGGAAGCAACTGAACAAGAGTGGCTCGACAAGGTAGCAGAGATTAAAGCTCGCTATCCTTATCCTGTAGAATGAGATAGGTGAACCACAATGTCCCTGAAGGATAAAGCCATTACCACTGTCGCTGTGATTGCGCTCTCAACACCATTCATTGCTAAGTGGGAGGGTCTTAGCCTTGTTGCATACAAGGACATTGTGGGCGTACCTACTGTCTGCTACGGAGAAACCCGTGGTGTAACCATGTCTGATCGTTACACAAAGCAACAGTGTGAAGACATGCTCAAAGCTTCTGTAGCAGAATACTACAACAAACTAAAGCCCTATATGACTAATCCAGATATCCCTATTGGGGTTCAAGCATCTCTCCTTGAACTAGCTTACAATGTGGGTATTGCTAAAGCTGGTAAGTCTACCATGATGAAGCTTGCCAATCAAGGTAAATACGAAGAAGCCTGTAGAGAGCTTGATAAGTGGGTCAAGGCTGGTGGTGGTAAAGTAAAAGGTCTAGTCAATCGTAGAGCAGAGAGCAAAACTAAACTCTGTCTTGTTGGCTTAAAGAAATGAGACTCTTACTCCTAGTGATCCTACTTGCTGGTTGTGGTGCCAGTCCCCTAAGCCTCTTGACAGGTGGTGGCCCCAATGTGGCTGCTAACGTACAAGCTGGTAAAGAGAACACACAACAAGCTGTAGCTAATCAAACCAGAACAGATGCAGGAAGAGACGTTATACAACAAAGCTCTCCTGTTATAGCAGACCAAATCAAAGAAGTAAATATCCAACAGACCCCGCTCTGGATGCTCATCCTTCTTGTTCTCGGGTGGCTACTGCCATCCCCTAATGAAATTGCCAGAGGCATTAGAGGGCTTTTTAGAAAATGGAAGACTTAGGTATTGTAATCGCTTCAATCATAACTGCTGTGGTTTCAGGTATTGCTTGGGCAGTCAGGAAAATCTTGACTAACGAAAAACAAATCCAGATGATGCACAATGAGATTAGGCAAAGGGATATTCGTAGACAAGAAGACCGAGAGATTATGAATGAGATAAAGACTGACCTCAAAGAAGTCAAACGAGATGTAGTTGAGCTTTACAAGAAACACGACCCTGAATAATAAAAGACCCGCTAGAATCCTTGATTGGACTCTAGCGGGTTTTCTTTTAGTTTATCGCCAACAGAACATTACCAAGGCGATGATGACCACAACAAGCATTAAGAGGTCTGTCATGTAGGCTCTCCCCATGAAATGCACTTGAAGTTGGCAATCTCTTTGGGGCCATTGTTTTGTTTCTGTAGAGCGTAGTTTCGGTCTAAGATAGCCACAGCCGCTTGGATGCACTGATCTTTGTTGTCGTAAACAACCTCTGATGTGGCAGAGTAACAGTAGTTACTTGTGGTACTACAGACTAAAAAGATTAGTGTTAGCATCCTCGGTCTCCAATTTAGCAATGAGAAGTTCAGCGTAGTGGATTACTTTCTTGAGGTCTTGGACGCCACCCTTCTGTTTGTAGCGACAAGTGTACTTGATGATTGACCCTTCACAGAACCCTAGTTGGTTAGCTAGGATAAACTCTACAGGCTGAATCTTAAGCGTCTTGTAGTGTGAGCCACCTACTTGTTCAGTGAACGGGTCTCTCCTGTTTGGTGGTTGTTCGATCTGGGTCATTTCTGGCATGTCAAGCCTCATGTTTTGGTTTGGTGGCAGCTTTGACGGCCCACATAGCAGCTTCTTCGACAATAGTTTGGGCAAAAGCTTTTAGTCGATTGATTTCATGTGTCCGTTTCCATTCATCATCGCTATCTTGCTTTGGCGTGTGAGTGTCAATACTATCAATCAGATCAATCAGGTCAGCAGCTTTCCGTTTAATTTGACCTACAGTGTCGTCATTAGATGGGTTAAAGTTGATACCAACCCGATATTCGCCTTTAGTCATTAGATTCCTTCCTCATAAAAAGCAATAAGCCACTGCTTACATATATCACTTCGTACCACATCGTCAATACCAAACTCAATGATAGCTGCATCAATGTTGTACTTCTTTGCTAGATGGATAGCCTTGGATAGTCCA